GCACGGTACGAGTTGGCTTGGTTGGGAGTAAGCGAGTCTAGTTGGTTAAAGTAGAGGCGAAGTATACGAATCAGATCCGTGTGGTATCTCTGGTCGTATTCAACAGGCGGTACCGGTAATGCTGGCGCCTGAAACTTCTCAAGTGCCATTAGCGTTTACCATCCACACGAGCATCTAATCTCGGCACACCTAACTGCCAATTAACACCTAAGTCCTCTGAACTAATCTTTAACGCCATCTGCCGAGCACGGGCACGGATAAACACCTGCTCCGTATAAACATCTACCGCAGTCTCAATCACCGGCTTAGAGTCCGTCGTACCTACAGGTTGGAAGCCTGACCCGGGGAAGTTACGGGGGCGAATCTGTAGCGTTACTTCTGGTGCAGCGGCGGTTGAGTTAGAAAAATTAATATCTGGAAGCATACGACGAGTCAACATAAACTGTTCACCATCGGCAATATCAAAGTCAGATGATTGAATGTAAGCCGTTATAGGAGCACCGTCGTCGTCTAAACCATTTTCTTGGTCATAGAGAACCCCAGTGCTGGTGCCACCGGGTGTATTGACTGCCATAGGATACTCACGCAACGGACTGTCTAACCATGCGGTACGATCAATATTCCCGTAGTACCAGATACGCTCAAGGTAGTTATAGATTACATAACGGTTAGGATAAGCGGAGTTAGAACTTGGGTATATCCACCAAACTTCGTTCCAACCCTCGTTTGAGCCAGAAATAATAGTGTCGGCCTGACCAAAATTAATATCTTGAAAGATAAACTGTCGCAAAGTGCAAGGAAGCGTTTCAACACGACCTGAATAGACATAAAACTTTTCGTTCCCCATCCAGTAAGTTATGTTATTTACGGTTACAGCAGCCCGTGGGCTAAGGATAGAGATGTTGTCTGCTAATTCTTGTAGCCCAAATACGTCTGTGGTTCCAAGGTATTGGAAGGAATAAAGGTGTGATTCTGTCCACACCAAGATCTCTTGCCGGGTTGGTAGAGCACGGACAATCCTTGAACCCCTAGAAACTCTTATAAATCCCGCAGAGTTGGTAGGCGTCGGAGTCCATTGACCCGGATTATCCTGATCAGCCCACCTAATAAGAAGGGGGTCAAAATCAGCCACATTAGTAGAACCAAAAGGCACACTCCCAAAAGCGAGAAGATGCTTGTCGTTTTGCGATACAAGAACCTGCATAACCTTGGTTGGTACTGCATTGGCGTTGTATCCATCTGCGGTAGCCTTTACTGAAAGAAGAATTGCATTGGTCTGAAGGGCTGTTCCGGGGTTAGTAGAAGACCCGCGCTCCCAATAGTAAACAGGGCCATCTCTAAGATTGGCAACTAAATCGTTATCAAAGTTGTCATACCACCAATCGCTACCACTTAAAGCAACAGGTATTGTGCCACCAAGGCCCCACTCAAGGCGGCTCCAAGTGTCCGTACCCCAGCCATAACCAAACGTACCACCGGGAGTACCGGCGTTTATTTGATACTTACCAACCGTTGCAGAGCCGCCATTACCTGCATCAGAAGCATTAGCCGTTACTGGAACAACAATTGTGTAAGCGTTGGCGTTGACCAATGTAGTAATCTCAAAGCCTTGGTTGACGTTTAAGATCGCAGCCGTGACATTACCGCCCAAAGAAACAGCGCCAGTAAACTGAACGTAATTACCTACTTGGGCTGGGTTGCTGGTATCTGAAACTGTTATGGTAGAAGATCCGTTAACAGCAGCAAATGTTACATCTCCAGCAGCCGTTGTGGATTGGAGTGGGGTAATGTCATAAAAATAACCGCCTGCTTCTATGTATAACTTTAAGTTTGTCCCAACGGCTAGAAGGTTATCCCCAAAAGTTGTTGCATAGTTAAATAGTTGGCGGCAGGTACCAAGAAATGTATTGGGCGTCTGTTTAAGCCAGCCACCAATCTTCTGGGGGAAACCCGAAAGGAAGCGAATTTTGTCTCCCTCGAACCAGCCACCCTCGTTAGAGTAGTTGGTCTGATCTCGGTTTATTCCCGGCTTAAATCTAAGTGCTATAAATGGCATAAGTCACCAAAGATACTTTCTCATGCGAGGCACAGGAAAAACTGTGTCTTCTTCATGGATATGAATTTGTTTAACAAAAAACACTAAAGTTAGGCGTGCAGAATCGTCTTCATTTCCATAAAATTCATTTGCGCTATGTAATAAATGACCGTCAAAAAGAACTAAACGATTGTATTCTTCTTGTATAGTAACTGTTGGTCTAAATTGTTTATTGTTCTCCAACCTAAAATCATTAGTATTTGTAATTAAATCTGTATTTTTAAAACTCTTTATTTTTTTATCTAAATTTTTTAAGTTGGCGTTTATAGGGTCTGTGGGTCTATAAATTGTAGTGCCACATTTATTTTTTGATTTGGATAAATAAATAATCCCCGTGCATATATTTTCATCAGCATGAACCCACCCTTCAATGTACTTGCTATCTACTTTTTGAAACTGTGCGGCGGTGTTCCACGAAATCTTTGTTTTATTTGAGTTATAAAATAAATAGATAACTTTATTTATTGTGTTGTTAAATAAAGTGGGGTTTAGTTCGTGTAAAGGTTTACTACGTTTGCCGGGCCATTTGTTATCAGGATCAGGTAGATATTCTTGTTGTAAAGCAAATTCTCTTACCTCATCTGGGTAATCAAAAAAATCATCAACAACAGTAATAGGAAAATGCAAAGTTTTCATTAGGCTACAAGTCCCGGCAGATACACTGTTTTACCGCCCTGCTTGGTAGCCGTCAAGTTCTGCTTCTTGAGGTTAGCAGGGTCGTAGGAAACATGCACCCAGCCCGAATCAGGCACGCCGGGGGTGTAGAACTCAAGGATCAACTGGGTGTACTCAAGGTTGTCCATAATCCACACGGCTAAGTCTGCGTTGGCAATACCGGGAATCTCAATGTCAGCGGCTTGTCCTTTACAATGATCGGACGTTTTGGAGCCTCCCACCTTTGCGTTGACCTCGGGATGTCGGAACCCTGAGTTGACCTTGACCCCGGTTTTGAATTGGTCTCGGACAGGCTGCAATACCTTTTCACAGAGCGTTTTAAGATTAGCAATCTCAGCCTCCCCCGGTGTGTTGTCCATGTCATGCCGCAGTGCAGTATCAGACTTCACCATCTCGGCAAGAGAAAAGTTATTTGTTAGTTGCATCTTTCTTCGCCTTCATGTCCATGATCTTCTCAAGGGTACGCCCGCCAAAATAGAAGGACATAATTAGCATCCCCCACTGGCCCAAGAGTTCTACATAGTTATTGTTTACCTCAATCTCCCAAGCAGACATCATCCCAAATACGGTGTATGTCAGCAAAATAAAGATTAGCGTCATAGGCCGGATGTTCTTAGATAGCCATGAGTCCGACTTCATATCGGCCTCAGCCCGTTTGGTCAGGTTATCCTGCTCATTCATGTCGGCTTGGAGTTTGGCAAGTTCTCCTTTTTGCTGCATCTCTAAAAGCATTGCTTGCGCCTTAGCCCGTGCCTCTGGGTCAGGTAAAACCTTGTCCAGTACCTTTTCACCAATACTTAATAGTGCGGCTATGGGTAACATTATTTCTTACTCCTTGAAAGCATGGTTGCGGCGATATTAAGCATCGCCCGGGTTTGATCTAAATCAGCGGGGGGCTTGTCCCATCCCACGGTAATCTGTCCTATAAACCGACTCGGCTCAGGCGGGACACTAATCCTGCACCCAAACCGCATACCCTTCTCGATGTACCACAGGCCAATCTCTGACTGCGCCGCCTTGTAATCACTACACGGAACGTTGCCTGCCATGAGGTTAACTACGTCCTGATTGTTGGCTTGGTTGGTTGTAAAGAGTCCTACATCCAGCCCGTCGTTTGTCTTGTCCCTGCCTTCTTTGGTATACGCCCGATACTGCACCCGGGTTCCCAGCAGGGGGTTCACCTTAAACACTGCCACGGTAGTTGCACCCGTAGTCTTAAACAGGTGGGCTACAGCGTCCTCAACCCGGTCTTCCACAATGTCCGGCAACTTCTGGTGTTCTTTGTAGGTGCCTACGATCAGGTCTTTGTTGTCATACAGCATCCAACCACCAAAGGCCAGCACCGCCATCATGATCATGGCAAAGAGTTTAAACGGCGAGTCAACATACGCCAGCACCTTAGAGAGCGTGTCATTAGCGTTTAGTTTCTCAGCCATTACAGGTGACCCTTCATGATGTAATAAATAGTGACAACCAGAAACGCCAGCGTCACACAAATAATCTGCAACTCTCGTAACTTCTCTATATCCCTGCCCATTGCATCTTTACTCTTGGCATGACGGGCAATCATGTCATCTTTAATCTTCTTGACCTTCTCGAACTCTTCCTCACCCTTGAACTGCCCGAACTGTTGGATCAGAAAATCTTTTACTTCCAACTCCATGCGGCGTATCTGGTCTAGCCTACGCCACTCCGCCATAGCGGTCATGATTGTGATTTCGCCTTCTTTCCTACTACGTACCGCCTTAAAAGCATGACGGGCTTTGACCTCCGCCATTCCAA